CGCTTTGCAGGTGAAACAGGACTTACACGCGTTCGTGGTGAAGAAGAGCGTTTAGGAATCGCCGCTACTGGTCAAGAGCAACGCGCCACTCAAGCAGAACTCCTTGCTGGTCAGGAACGTCAAATTGGCCTTACGGGTCGAGAAGAGCGCTTAGGTATCGCAGCTCGTGGTCTTGAGGAGCGTTTAGGTATCGCCACTACTGGACGTGAACAGCGGGCTACTCAAGCAGAACTCCTTGCCGGACAAGAGCGACAAATTGGATTAACTGGTGAACAAGAACGCTTAGGTGTCGCGGCGCGTGGCGTAGAGGAGCGCCGTGGCATTCAAACAACCGGTGAAGAGCAGCGGGCAACTCAGGCACAGCTTCTGGCCGGACAAGAACGTCAGATAGGGTTAACGGGGGCACAAGAGCGTCTGACACAAACAGAACGCTTTGCTGGTGAAACAGGTCTTACTCGTGTCCGCGGCGAAGAGGAGCGAGCAGGAATCCGAGAAACCGGAAGCGAACAACGTGCAACTGGCTTGCAAGAAGAGATGTTCCGGCGCTATAAAGAAGAGCGTGATTATGCTCAGGCTCAGCGCCAGTATCGTGTATGATTTCGTGGCTTGAAAGGTTAAGCGACAAAGACCGGGAAAACTTTTGCAATTTTTGCAAGACTTCGAATTCGCCAGTTCAGATGTATCTGTATGCCCGTTTTCTCGGGTTTACAGGTAGCATTGTTGAGTGCGAGGAGTGGGCTAAGCGAAAACATAAGAAGCGCGACTTTAGCGCTTTATTAGAGGATGAGATTGATGCAATGCAGCAGGATATTTTAAAATTACGCGAGGCTATTGATATGGGAATGGTCAAACAGGATATGGGAACAGCTCGAATTGCTATGCTGCAAAAAGAGTTACGCGGGACTATTAAACAGTTGAGTGATGAACGCGTTCTTTTAGATAAACAAGGTCTGATTCTTGCCGGTGCTGATAGAGCGCTACGAGAAATGCTGTTGATTTTCCGTGATGATCCTATTGAGGGACCACTCACTGAGGCGTCTATGGGAGTTTGGACAAAGATTTTGCAAGAAGAGTCATAAGCTGAGTACGCTAAGCTACGGCTTAGTAATGTTAAAAAGGCGTGGCAGGAACGAGTATCTATTCAGTTTATAGGCGCACGGCACGAGCAGCAGCTCAAAAGCGAGTAGTTAAGCAGAGTAGTAGCGTTGACATCGAGCGTGCACGTACTGATTTTGCTTACTTTTGTGATGTTGTTGGAGATAAGCCGCCAGCAACACACCATCTTGAGTGGCATAAGCACTTATGCACAAACGAAGACTCAGTCTGTTTAAAAGGTATCGCTGGACCAAATATTGACATCCTTGCTCCACGGGGCAGTGCTAAATCAAGTGTTTTGGGTTTGTTTACAGCTTGGACTATTGGTGTACATGCGCTACACAAGATGCCGCTGAAAATTCTATATATTTCATACACAATTGATGTCGCCAGACCAAAAAGTGCAGCGATCAAGAGAATTATCGAAGAGAGTAAGACTTATAACGAAATCTTCCCAATGGTTAAGATTGCTAAAGGGATCAATTCTAACGAGTACTGGAGTATTGATTGGAAATTTGCAGGCATTAAATCAACTGGTGAAGAAGAATTTACAGTTTGTTGTGCAGGTCTGAAGGGAGCCGTGACGTCTAAACGCTCCCATCTTTGTATTATTGACGATATTTGCAAATCTGCTGACGAGATTAAGAACAGAGATATTCGATCCGCGATGGAAGATAACTGGAACTCGGTTATCGTTCCGACCATGTTTGAAGGTGGACGCGCCATTTGTTTGGGCACGCGCTTCCGTCACGATGATATGCACGGCACCACATTTATCCCAGCCAATGATTGGGTTCAACTGGTACAATCTGCAATTGTCGTTGACGAAGAAGGTGAAGAGATCTCATATTGGCCAGACATGTGGTCGCTTGAGTATTTGCAAGACCGCCGTAGACAAGCTCCTATTGCTTTTAGTTTTCAATACCAGAATCAGATTGTCCAGACAAGTGAGCTTTCACTTTCACCTGACTTAATCGTGAAAGGTACAATTGCTACGCAGTTTGACTCTATGGGAGTTGGAGTGGATTTGTCCGCTGGAGTCCGAGAACAGAATGATTACACTGCATTTGTAATGGGTGGGCGCGTTAAAGACAAAATCCATATCATTGATTGTAAGCGGATTCGCATTATGGGGAATCTGGAAAAATTAGAAGCGCTCATGGAGATGATGGAAGAGTGGGGAGTCATTCATAAAGACAGTGGTCGCTATTTCCCAACAGGAAGCAACATTGATATTTGGTCAGAGGCTGTTGCTTATCAGGCTTCGCTAGAGGCTGATTTCAAACGGATTTGTCTTGGCGACCACGGGCTCTATAACATGCACTGGCATGCAGTGAAAGGGTTTCGCGGTGACAAGGTTGCACGTTTCCGTGGAATTATGGGTTTATTTGAGCAGCGTAAGTTAATTTTCAATAAATATCGTCGATTTGGGCCGTTGACAGACGAGATCATTAATTTTGGGGTCAGTTCCCACGATGACACAGTTGATGCGCTTGTTTGGCTTTGCAATGGCCTGATGACGCGTGGGAAATTGGAATTGTCGTTCTAAATCTGGATATAAACAGCGATAAAGTATTTTGGATCTAAACTGAAAAGGTCCTATTTCCGATGTCCACCAGCTATTACACTTTAGAGCTTGAACAGGATGCCTACGGCTCTGCCGTCATTCCCCTGCCCGACGAACTGTGTCACGACATGGCGCTCCAACCTAATGAGCGTTTTGAAGTTGAGGTAGATGACGACACCATCACGCTCAAACGCATTGCTGCTGGCTACGATATTGAACAGTAAGCTGAATTCAACAATTGACCATGAGCGATAGTAAAAGCGTCCTAGATTCTATGCTCAAGGCGGTCATTACCCGCGATGGTGGCGATCAAACCGACACCATGCTGGTGAATGCCCACCTTTCCCAGATGAAGATGTTTGGGGTGCGTCAGGGCGTTGAATTTTTCCCTTCTCAAGACAACCTAGGCACACAGCGATTTGATTTTATCCAGCAAGTCATCAAATTTAATAAACTAGATGCTCGCCTGGATTCCATTTGGGATCGTTTTTTGGCCTATGGTAGAGGACTTTTCTACATTCGTCCGACTAAGAAAACATATCGGCTTTATTGGTTTGATAAAGACGCATATCGGACCTACTACTCACCAGAAGGTGATTTAGAAGAAGTCATTATCATCTATCCGTACAAGGTAAAGTCCACAAAAGGCTTCCAGGGCGTCGGCCTAAGCACAGATAAGCGCTACATGCGCCTTCGTATTACGGCAACTGAAATCGAAGAGTTTCATAGCGAGCAAGAAATCTCTTTTGATATGCCTTCGTTAGAGACCGGTGCCCTGGAGAAAAAGACGGTTGTCAACAGCATGGAATTTATTCCGTGTGTGGAAGTTTTTAACAATCCAGATGCTTTTGGTACGGAGGGCAGTGGTGAGTTTGATTGGATGGCTAACCAGATCATCGCTCACGATGAAATGGTTAAAAATATCCGGGCGAATCTCTCATTTTTTGGTAATCCTACGCTGCTTTCCTCTAGGCCAAAGCAGGATATTATCGAGAGCACTGATACAGATGTAGCCCAACGGCCCAGCATCTCTAGTCAATCTGGATTCCAATCTGAATTCTTTTTATCTAGTTCAACATTTAAGCAAGATAACGTAACACGCCAACCTCCTGGGTACATTGGAAAACCTGGATCTGGCATGCGTGTGCCTAGGGTTATCGCAAACCTGGAGCCGACAGATCGTGTCGGCTTTATCACTCCAAACGCCGTTAGCACCGACCAAGCGCGTTATGCTGAACAGCTTCGTAGTGAAATCCGCTTAGCACTTGGTGGTATTGACGATTTAAGCATCACTAACGTCACTGCAACTGAAATCAAATCTGCTTATGGCCGTGTTAGTGCTACAGCTAAAAAGAAATGTCTGATGCTTTATACATACGGCATTTGCCGTTGTTTTGAGCTGATGATTTTTCAGGAAGAGCAAATCTTCCGTAAATCTTTAGCTTACTCATTGGGCATTAAGTACCCTGTCCCTCCCGAAGATGTTGAGGATGAAGCCGCTGTAGCTAAGTACGAAAAGCAGTTAGTAAGTTATGAGAAGAAGCTACAAAAAGCGCTAGATGCTGTTATTGAAACGCGTGAAATTCCTACTGGCGTTCTTGGGCTTGCCCCAGATGGTGACCGCACTGTTTTGTGGCGCTGGATGGGTCCTGTGTATGAAGACACAGCCCAAGATAAACTCAATCAATCTATCTTCACCAGGAACCTACAGGAATTAGGGGTTGATAGCATTGAAGCACTGAAGTATTTATTCCCTTCTAAAACGGATGATGAAATCGCGGGAATGCTCTCCGGTTTCCCATTCCGAATGGTAGGGGAAGTACAGAGGGCCTACTCAGCATTTATTGATTTAATCAATCAAGAAATGCGAACACCACATCCGCAGCAACCGAATTTACCGATGGCTGCGGATCCGAGATTAGATCTCACTCCCTTCCTTTACCGAACACTCGAAAGCCTACAAAAAGAGGTAACTTATGCAGGCCGATACCGCAATGCCGACCCAATCGGCACCCCAAGTATCCCCGATCCAGCCGAGCAGCTACGGGGCTCCGGTGGCGCAGACGGCGGCACAAGCGCCAGCGGTTTCAACGACGTCCCAATGGGTGGCGCCTTACCAGCAAGCGGTGGCCCCAGCCCCGCAAATGCAGGCCCAGATGGGGGTCAACCCGTACCTGTCAACCCCTACAGCGTCATACCCCCAAGCGTACCAGGCGCCCCCACAAGCGGAGAACCCTTACAAGGAGGCGTTCAACAAGGTAGTGGGGCTCCTGAGTTCGCCCGTCCAATTCCCATTCCAGGGTCAACAGTACAGTCAGAACCAGGCTTACGAGCAGGCCAATTACGGTTCCCAACAGGGTCTCCAGTACAGCAATACGGCGACGGAGACCTATACGCCTTCGAACAACAGCAGCCAGGCGTATTACAACGACTATTCCCAAACTTCTCCGGTAATAACGGAGGAAATGCTGCTGGACAACGGGGTAAGCGAGCAAAGTCTTGATGTTATCAATCACTTTGGAGCCGATGCTCCTGCGCTCCTTAACGAGTACTCTTGTGCCGTCGAAGATCAACTGATCCTCACGAACAATCAGCTCCAGGAAGCCATCGGTCTGCTTCAAGAACTTTCTTATGAGCACCGCGCTTACGAGGCTATTCTTACAGATCCCGATATTCTTGCCGATTATACCTGTGAGTTCTTCGGAGAGAACGGTCCTTACCCAATCCCCGATTCGGAGATTGGATACGGTCGTCCGCAAGGTCAAGTTGTTGGCACTCAGTATCAACGTCCAGTTGCTCCTGAGCGCCCTCAGATGCCCGTGCCCCCTCAGCCGCAAGCTCAAGGCAATCCAGCCGCCTTCTGGAACAACTTTGGAGCCCTGGCTGAGCGGGATCCCGCCAATGCTTGGCGCTATCTGAACTCTGCACAACAGAACCCTGATGTATTCCGTCAGAAAATGCTTGTGATGGACTGATACTCGGAATCCTGATAAACGGCGTTTATCGAGAAAATGAGTAATTGTAAAATAAGGGGTAGCAATGCTACCTCTTTTTATTTAGCGGAATTTTATTATGGCAGCCCAAAAAAGTAGCGCTAGAGAGAGGGCGGAGCGATTTTTAGTTAATGTTGGAACGGCGGGTGGACCGGTCGGTTCCGTAGGTCTTTATACTTTTGGCGCCTCTAATCTAGCCGCACAAGTGCAGTCCGGGTTAGTCGATGAATATGCAGCAATGCGTAATGCCGCTAACAGTCGCGTAATCGGCACAACAAATGCTCCCGCGCCTGCAATGCCACGAGACATTGATACTGCATATTTAAAATTAAATCTGCCAGGATCACCTTTACCGGGAAATGCGCTTCTTTCCGCCCAAAACCAGCGGGCTGCTGAAGCAACACAAAACAATATCATTACAAATGAGCAATATGCACGTTTGCAGATGATGCCTGTACATGGTCAGCTTTCTGTGGGCCTGCCTCCTGCCACTAACACCAAAAGAGGTTGAGACTAATGAAAAAAGAAAAAGCCGTTAAGAAAGCCAAAGCTCGCAAACAGCAAGCAGGAGCACGTACTGCTGAGCTTGAAGCGGCGCTACAAATGGCACAAGCGCAGCTGCTCGATCCAGAGATTCAAGCCGAAAATGTGGATATGCAACCAGCGGATGGTTATGTTAACCCATATCGCGCCCTTGGCTATATGGCTCCGATGGCTTATTCACCTGGCAATATGATCGGCGGCTACAATTTTGGCCAGCCTGTAAATCCGGAAGCTTAATAATCCGGATTGATAAAGTATTGCTATAATTTTCTTAATGGAACCAACAGTTCCAGAGTTAACAGCTTTGGCTGTTGAGTTTGAGACTTGTTGTCTCAGGTATCAGCTTACCCTACGCTGAGAAACCAACATGTTTATTGATAACGACTTTCCCAAGCTGTTGGGTGCGGAGCTGTACCGCCCCCATCCAGCTTACATCGTGGAAATGGCTTGCGAGCCAGTTGTAGTCCACGACTTCACCAAACAGCCGGGTCAAACCGTTCAACTCGACCGCTATCGTTTCTGGGGCAGCCCTGGAACGAAGACTAGCCGTGAGCGTACCCAGGATCAAACCATCGGTACCGCTAACAGCCGGTCGATCGTGAAGGATAAGGTGCTGGTGTCTCTGCGTGAGTACACTGGTCCTGCCGACCCGAACAATACTAATCTCCCGAGCACCTTTAAGATCGCTCGTGAGACTCTGATGACCGCTCAGCGTCTGCTGCTGGACACCGGGAACCTCAACATGTTCCACCAGTCCATCGGTTCGCTGACTCTGCTGGACGACTATCGCCGCTGGCGCGATCGTGTGTTCCTGGACGAGCTGTTTAAAGCTGAGTCTCGTGGCGCCGCGTCTGACAGTCAGGGTGGTTACTACTTCCCCAACGGTAAGACCAAGTCTTCCGCAACTGTACTTAACAGCTATACCGCTACTGAGTACGCTTCCGAGCGCTTCAAGTTTAACGTCAAGACTGACTTGCTTGAAGTTGTGAAGCAGCTGCGTAAGCGTAACACCCCTGTGTTTGCTGACGGCTACTACCGTTGTATTGCCGATCCTTCTTTCATGAAGGACCTGCGTGCTGATCAGGGCTTCCGTGAAGTGGCCCGTTATCCCGGCACTGGTGCTCCCAACCCGCTGATGGGAATGATGGCACCTAACGCCGCTCTGTATGGCGGTGGTCAGTTCGGTCAAGCTCAGTTTGTGGCCGGTGAACCTGTAATGCCTTCTGGCTTCGTGTTTGAAGGTGTGCGCTTCTTCGAGTCCACCAACTTCCCCGATAAGAGTATCTCCGTCGACATTGGCAGTGGCGGCGGCGCTGCAACCCGTACTACTCCTGCTGGTCTGTTCTTCGGTCCTCAGGCAGTGGGTGTGGGCATTGGTGGTCCTAACGCTCAGGTGCTCATCAATAACAATGATGATTTCAGCCGCTTTATCATTCTGATTTGGCAGTTGTACGCTGGCTTCGCCAACCTGAATAAGGACTTCATTACCACTGCTTTCACTATCGTTGAGTGATAAGGAGGTACTTAACAAATGGCTACTTATAAAGAAGAAGCCGGTGCAATTCTGCAACCCGGTAACCAAATCAACCGCCTCTCCTCGTACAACACTGAAGGTGTTTATGCTTGGCCTGGCGTAGAAGCTTACGAGTTGATCGGCTTTGTCAAGATCGATAATCTCGCTGCTGACAAGGCTAACTTCAAGAGCTTCGACATCATTGTCCCCTCGCCTGATCGTCGTCCTGACGATCGCGTGCGTGACAACCGCACCTCTCTTGTGGTGCAAGCTAGCGCAGCTCGTCCTGCTTATGTCTACGGTGCTTCTATTGCTGTGGCTCAGGACCTGCCCTCTGGTGGACTGGCTGGCTTCCCTGCATCTCCTGTGACCGCCGACATCGGCGGTACCAGCACTGAGGGTCTGCTGCTCGGCCCCAATAACGCTGGCGTTCCCTTCGGCGTGCCTTCGTCTCAGGCCAATGGTCTGGCCGCTGCTAGCGCGATTGTGTCTGCTACCAGCAGCCTGTTTGCTCAGGGTCTGAGCGACACCGCAGTTGCAGATCTGCCCTTCACCAGTGGCGTGACTACTGCGGGCATCGTGGCGGCTGACTTTGCCAACTCGATGTTCTATCGCGTCACCGCTGACACCACCTTCAAGGTGTTCAACGTCAACGGCGTGACCTCTACCACCGTGGATGGCGACGGTGTGTTCATCAGTCAGGCTGACAAGGATGCTGGCAAGGCTGGCTACCTGGTGTGCCGCGTGAATTACATCCGCCCTGCCGCCGCCGCTGGCTGGGAAACGATCAACGAGTACATCGACTTCGCCTCTCAAGTGGGCGGCGACGACATCTGATTGTAACTCCAAGAAGCAACGAACGGGCCTTTCAGGGTCCGTTTTTTGTGTCTAGGCGTATAGGATTTATTTTGATAAGCTAATCGAAGGTTCAACTAACAAAAATGCTGTATCAATACCGCCTGACTGGAGGTCTTGTTGAAATGATCTCTAAACATGGTGAGGACATTGTGATGTGCATCGATTCTCAAGATGAAGTTCTATATGTGAACGAGGCTGATCTAACACCGCATCTAGAGGCAACAAACGAGAAAATTCGGACAGAAGAGCGATTGACCGTTCAGCTTGAGGCTGAAGGAGTAAAACCACCTAAACCAACGCAACGTGAGACGTTCCCGTTGGACGTACGTATTAACATCAACACAGCAAGTGCGCGCCAAATTGCGGATGCGCTGCCTGGGGTTGGTTTGAAAACCGCACGTGACATCAAAGACCTGCAACTCTCATTACCTGGGGAGAAATTCACTCGACTAGATCAACTTAAATCAATTAAGCGAATTGATTGGGACGAGATGTTTAAGGATAATCTCGTTCGCGTCGAGTGATAATTTGCGCGTGCTAGTGTGTTATTGGGTATAACTAAAAAGTTGTACTCAATAACGCATTTCTTTTGAGTAATGCAACTCGATACCTTCCTCAAGTCTAAAGTTCGCTGGCATCTTGGTTACAACACCACGTCTATTCCGGCAGGTGATTTAGCGCGTCTTGAAGAAGCTGTCAACAACATCCCAGATTCGTTCTGGTATTCAAAAATTGTCGAACAAGTCAGTCGGTGCGATGAAGCTGAAAAGCGCACTGACATGACTGGAAGTGTGAACAACAATACTGTTCCCAGGAGTCGTATCGAAAGTATAGCCGGTGACGTCGATCGTACGATTGCAACCTCTGATTTTAGAGACACGCTGAAAACCTGGACGGCAATTTACATATACGAGACGGATCGATTAGCCCTACATCTTTATGTCCCCAATTACCGAAATCCCGAACAAGCCCGGTATCGGTTTAATCGGGAAGGTGCTGAATTTATTCAAGCCCTTCCAGGCCCTGCCGACGTCGCTGTTGGCACTCGCCTTATGCTCTCAACCGACTTCCGCTGACGCCAAACAGTCCAGTTCTGTCATGTCCCAGCTCAACCCACAACAAATCGCATCCCTTCTTCAGCAACAGGGATTCCCACAAGATAAGATCCCGACGATGACTGCTATTGCGATGGCAGAATCTGGTGGCCGCGCGAAAGCTTTTAATCCTACTGGGCTTGACAAATCCTATGGACTGTTTCAAGTCAACATGTACGGTGGGTTAGGCCCCGCACGCATGAAACAGTTTGGTCTCCAAAAAGAAGAGCAACTTTTTGATCCAGAGACAAACGTTAAGGCTGCAAAACAAATTTTAGGTAGCCAAGGTTTAGGCGCTTGGTCAGTTTATAAGAGTGGTAAGTATAAGGATTTTCTGCCACAAGCACAACAAGCTGCACAGGCTACACAAACTGCCCAAGCGGCTACACAGCAACCCACGCAGGATACAGCAGCCGCTCCTGGTGGGCGCACTTTTATTCTGTTTGGGGGGATGCCGCCACAGATCGATCCCAAAGAGAATTTAGATAGATTCATCTTAAAGAATATTCTCAATCCAGAGACTCCAAAAATATCGCCAGGTCTTGAGTCCATCGCATTATTGACCAAAGCCTTTGGCCTAGACCAAGCACCACAATATTAAACACTTGCCATGGCTAAATCGGATACGCAGGGCTATTTAGACGTCGGTTATGTTGCAAATCCAGGTGAAGATATTTTTCCAACTACAGGACCGCACTTAGATGTACGTGTCTTGAAAGACGGGCAATATATCGATCCTGGTACAATCCGTTCTTTGCTAACTCGTTTAAAAGTAGGAAAAGAACGTAAAGCTTTGTGGCAGCAGCAAGGTGAACAATGGAATCCTGCGTATACGATTACGTCTGGTTACGGTAAGCGTGCTGCACCCACTAAAGGTGCGTCGACGTTTCACTTAGGGCACGATTATGGTGTTGCTGGAGGAACACAATTGGCATGGGAAGGTCCCGGAACTTTTACCCCTGGCCGTGGTTATGGCAGCATCAAAACAACTGATGCTCAGGGTACTCCCTACGAAGTCCGTTTACTCCATACTGTCGGCGGTAAGACGTCAGAACAAACCACACCGCAAATCACACCTCAACCTGCAACGACTCAATCAACTCCGCAACAAACAAGACAGGGAGACACTTTTATTATCCTCCCTGGCGCATCTACTGCTCAGAAACAAAGTACTGATGATTTCTTAGGTACATATATGCAGCAGCTTCTATCTTCAGGAACGCCGGAGATTAAATCTTCAATTAACCTAATACAGCTTTTGATGGGTGCGTTTAATCAAACCCCAAATTATTTAGCGTAATGCGATTCGCTGCTGTCCCTGGCTACTCGCCGTCTTTTCCGGTTACCTATGAGAACATGTACCGGGACTATAGCTTGACGACCTCAAGTTTTAGCGACCCCTTCAATAATAAACGTAAAGAAGAGCATAACAAGTGTGGCTTTGTTGTCGCTTATAATGGGGAAGACGATCCTAGGTTTCAGTTAAACAATCCTGCTTACATGCGCGAGGTCACTCGCAGTAGAGCAGATAACATTCCACCCGTCGTCCTAAATAAACGTCCTTCGCAGGGTTTTTAATGAGTTACACCAAACCAGAGTTACGGGAAAGGCTCAAAGACAGCATTATGGCCGGCTCTAAAGGTGGGAAGCCTGGGCAATGGTCGGCCCGCAAAGCACAGCTTTTGGCGCAAGCCTATAAAAAAAGAGGAGGTGGTTATTCTGGGGGCAAAACAGAATCTCAAAAATCTCTGGATCGTTGGGGTGAACAAAAATGGATGACTCGTAAAGAATACGAGAAAGGTGAAGGTTAGACTGTTTTTATAAACTTTTACTGACGTGGAATTTTTAGCAGGAGAAAACAATCCGAAAACGACAATTCTGCTAAACAGAAAGGTAGCAGAAGTTGGTGACGCCTGCCCACGTGCCACAACTGACGTTAAAGACAATATTAAAAATCGGAACTGGACTATCCAAAATTTTGCTTATGGTCCTTTAAATCCTGATTCACCTGATCCTGGATTTTGGGAAAAGAAGGCCGACCTTTGGAATACTGATCTCGACACAGTTCAGACAGCACGTTGTCAAAATTGTGCAGCTTTTGATCAATCAGATAAAATTTTATCTTGCATTGTTGAAGGTATTAATGAACAAGGAGCTGCAGATCCTTATGATGTCCAGTGTCGCGCTAACTTAGGATATTGTCAGCTATTTAAATTTAAATGTGCAGGCTCGCGCACCTGTGATGCTTGGTTGTATGGCGGACCAATTCAATAATCCGATGACCGATAAAGCAATTGAACCTGGACAAAAAAGTACAGAACGGTACTTACCTAAAGAAGCGTGGGCTAAGTTGAGTCCTGAAGAACGCAAACGTACGGATAAGAAAAAACAACAAGCCTCTCGAACGGGCCGTCAATTTGTGCCTAACACAGAGCGTGCAAGCAAAGCTCGACGTGCTGTGGAATTGGCTTCAAGGAGGAAGCAAAATGGTTAGGCGCGCTGGCGAAAAAATGGGATATACATTAGGTATAACCACAAACAAAGCACCCCATGAATTTCCACATAAAACTAATGCTGAGGATTTTCAGGCAATGCTCGCTACTGAAGGTGGTTATTACGCAATAGGTAGCCGGATGCCCCGTAATAATTCAGGACGCTCTCGTCTAGCTGGTGATGCGTTTAACGTAGACATAAACAATCTTGCTGAAGAGCCTGTACTTAAAAATCCTTATGCTGCAGGTGGAGAGGTCAAGGACCTAGACGAAGTTTTGTACTAGGTAGCTTAGGCACGTATTAGAATACGATGATACGTGTCCTGAACAGCTAACACAATGCCTGGCAAAGGTAAGATGCCTCCGGAGCTTCTGGCCCATTTTAAAAAGAAAGGCGGTCAAGAATCCGAAAAAGAATCTGACAAAGAATCTATTGATAAGCAACGTCGTAAAGAGGCTGTAAAAAAAGCACGGATGCGTATTGAGAAAAAGAAAGCATCCTGATCAAGGTTATCTGCATTAGAATTTACCCAACAAAATGCATTGCACAGGGAGAGTAGCGTCAATTGTCATCGTCTAGCTCAAACAAGCAACCACTCCTCGTTGATCGTCCGGCGACTACTTCTAGCTTGGTAACGGTAGCTTCAGGCCAAGCATTTTCAACAAGCCTGATCCCGACTGCTGTTGGTAATGCGACTAAAATTTTCGATGTCGACTCATCCCAAACAGATACATCAATCAGTGGCGCCTATATTGATGAAATTTGGTTTCAATATTCGAAGCGGAACATTGAGTTTATTGATGCGGTATCTCCAACTACTGGGACTTATTCAGCCGACAGCACTAATGTTGTAGTTACAATCAGTGGAGGCCATAACGTACAAGTCGGACAAAAAGTTTATCTAAACTTCACTTCTTATAGCAGTGGAGCCACTCCAATTGATCAGGCTGTCACAGTTACTGCAGTAACACCAACTACATTTACTGGTACAATCCCGAGTATTTCTGGGCCGATTACCGGCAACGTTGAGTGTCGTCTGCCTTTAGATTTTTGCATCTACTTAGTTGAAACTGGATCAATCACAAATACTAATCAATTTTTTCCGTTATTTGTAGTAAGTATTCCTGCTGTTTACGAGAATCAGTACTATAGCTTGACTGAAAAAAATGTACTGCCTTTGATTAACCACCCTAGCGTACAGGCTGGAGCAAACTTTTCTAGCACTAATAGCACTACCGCGCCAAAAATTCGTGGCCTGATGTTGAAACGTGGTCAAGCGTTATATGCTACGTATAGTGGCACTACTGCTCTTACTAACGGCTTTTACGTCACTGCGCAAGGCGGTTACTATTGATTATTAAAAATGCCCTTTGGTATAGGCGGATTTTCTAGATCAAAGGGCAGCCCTTTTAGTGGGAAGCTCGATAAAAATTTTTCTGGCCTCACAAAATTTAACGGAACAGATAAAAGAGCGGAAATTAAAAATCCGTTTGATCCATCACTTTCTCCGGAAATTGAAAGTGAAGTACGGTACTATAATCACGATTCCCTGTGGGCGCGATGGCGCCGTGGGTATGAACTGTATGCAATTACGCAAAGCGCCTTAGGATCAAACGATACTGAACGACCTATTAGAGGTGACTATCGACTTTATTTTTCTTTTCAGCAATATCCAGGAGTCTTTGTTCCAGCGCGTTTATTCACATATCCATCAACAAATCAAGATATTGGAGAGCAACTTGTTGGTATGCGCGATACCAACTCATTTACTTTTTATGATTACGGCCTTCCAATTCTTGGCGTACGTTATTTAGGTCACTCAGTAGAAGCAACATATATTCAAAGTGGTACCGCAATTACTGTTACTAAAGCTAACCACGGTTTATTTCCAGGGGATGACGTTTACTTAGTATTTTCATCGGGTACTGCTGTAAATAGCACACTCACAATCATCGAAAAAACACAAAATACCTTTACAGTCACTGCTGGTGCATCACTAACGACAAGCGGAGGCGTTGCTTATGCGGTCTCGACAACATTTACGGACTCACGTTGGCGCTTTGTTCGAGTTGCATTAAGATTTTTACCTACTGAAACGGCTTTCTTACCCGGTGAACGGATGACCGATCGTGTAATCGAACGCGATCCTGGTATTTCTGCTACTTATAGTCGTACAGGATCAACTGTAACCCTCACTTGCACGCAAAATCATGGCCTTTCCACTGGCAATACAATTTATTTAGACATTGAAACAGGACTTGTATCTTCTGGTCGTTATGAGGTTACTGTAACCAGTGTAACTGTGCTTGTAATTACAACAATTACGAGTGGATCTACTTCAGGAAACGCAACAGTTAGTCGTCTTCTGCGCGGATTTAACTATTTAGACTATGTCGGATATACAGTCACTGGATCTGACGCTATTACAAATGAGTTAATTTTTCAAAGAGACGATAGCTACGCAGCAAAAACTACAAACGGGATTACAGCGACTGTCGTACCTGCACATAGAGGATTTGAAGTTGGTAGGTACCTTACAACTGAACTACGTTGGCAATGCTCTTGTGAAGACTTCAGTAAACGAGATAATTACAATTTATATAGTCAACTTAGACAACGTAGATTTCCCAAAACACAATTAGCGAACTTAAAACCTGGCGTCATTTTAAATCCTGATGGGACTTTTACAGAAACCCGTGATTCTCCGGGTGTTTTCCAGGACATCGGCTATACAACTATAAACAATTTTTACCAATTACCTGAATATGAAGATATTGAACAATTTTCATTTCAAAATCTACTTTATTATCAAATGCGATGGTGCAAACACATTTACGCTTCGATGTGGGCACTGATTCATGACGAAGGTGGAGGCATCATTTCAATTAACGCTAAATACGAGCAATCTGGACCAAATATTATAGTTACAGCACCTGACCATGGTTTATTAGCTAACAGACGTATTCAACTCGATTTTACAAGTGGCAATGCAATTTCAGGAGAATATACAATCACAGATGTACCATCAAAGGATACATTCACAGTTGTTTATCCATTCACTGACACTACGTCAGGTTACTGTACAGTATCAAATTTAAAGCCGCACGAATATGTAAATACTTGGTTGCTAGAACCGAGTGATCAACCTGTGGGTGCGGGGTTAGAGACGTTTTACAAAAATTTTGACAAGGAAAGCCAGCGTTTAAAAGAAGTTACAGAACGTTATGTTTTTAATTCACAAAATTTAGGCTGGGAGGGAAACCAAGTAATTACTGGCGCTGGCAATAATCCGGAGAAGGCTGCAAACTTCGGACCGGCACTGACAACAATGGTTTTAAATGACAGTATTCGACGTGATGGAGAAGGCAATTTAAGTCGGACAGGTATTGTAGCGAACAGTACAAACCGTTTCACTGGGTTAGTCAATAAGCTATTTAATCTAGATCCTAAGATTATCCAAGAAGCTAAATTTGGGTTCCTTGATAAGCCATTAAGTGAATATACTAATGAGTTTGAGTTTGGTTTTATTGATGGTGGAGAGTACCGTAATGGAACTCCAATTGAAGATATAGCTACATTGGTACAAATAGATGCAGAAACATACGATCCTGTGACAGCATTGGATACAATAGTCGATGCGAGCCTTTACATTAATAGCTAACGATGGCTGTTCAGATTCTTTCAAGACGTTCATCTATTGCCTTTGACAGGCCTTTTCCAATTCGCTTAGGTAATGCAGAACTGGCAATTAATTTCAATTCTGCTGATCCTGGTCTTTATTTTGCAGACAATACAGCAGCACCCTCCACAAATTTGATAAAAGTCGGACCTACTTTTATTGGAGCTACTGCACCTAATACTCCGGCCACTGGTTTCAACTTATTCAGTAAAGGTGAATCTTGGTTGGATACGTCAAGCACGTACATTCAAAAACTGTATGATGGGAGTACGTGGCAAACTCCAAAAGCTGTTGCTTCTATTGGCAACGGTAAGCCTGTCAACCCTGTTGATGGCCAACTTCACTATGATAAACTAATTCCTGGACTTTTTGTGTATGATTTAGCAACAGCTTCTTGGATTCCTACTTAATTAGCGGCCGTGATTTAAGATGTGATCTAATATACGATCTAACTTTAAATGGACAGCTTGTACCTCACGTAAGAAATCTTCCTTAAGAACATAGTTCTGTATTACGCGATCTTGCAAGTTGTCAATTTCTCTTTCTAAATCGACAAATCGTGTTTCTATTTTTTTGTTGAAGTTTGACAATGCTCTTGAAAGGCCAGCAAAAGCTCCTGCGCTTCCGGATAATACAGCTACAATCAGTTCTGGAGTCACAGACACATTTTAACTTCTTCTCTCTCCATTTTAAAGTAAAAAGCACTATAACTCAAACTTGCTTTGTTTGATGATGCTAAAATCAGTACATGAAGTAGGAACTTAAAGTGGCAAGTGTCAATAGCGGGACGCGACCAGTCATCACAATGGCAGATTTCAACACGCCTCTGCATGACTACGTAAGTTGTACGTATACAGGCAATAATTTAACGCAGCTGGTCTATAAAACCGGTGGTTCAGGTGGCAGCACAGTTGCTACGATAACCTTGGCTTACGATGGTAATAACAGAGTCACATCTATTACAAAAGTTTAGTAAGACATGACCGCCACTAATTTCACAATCCCCTTAGGTCAGCAAATTGTTACTGATGGTAACGGCAGTCTCACTGTTGACGGTAAGGCATATCGCACCACTGTAACGATTACTAGACCTAGCAATACAACTGCTTATACAGCAGGTGATGTTGTTGGTGATACCGGCGGCAGTGCAATCCTTACGTTTACAAACGCAGGACCTTCTGGCGGTTTTGTTATTTTACAAAGTGCGTCGTTAGTGTTTAGCGATAGTTCTGTACCTAGTGGTATGGGTGCTTTCCGTTTACATCTTTATAGTGCAATTCCTACTGCAATTGCTGATAATGCGCCATTTGATTTACTGAGCGCTGAACGAGCCAATTACATGGGCTATATCGATTTGTCTACCCCATTGGATTTTGGCAGTAGTTTATATACACAAATTGATTACCCCGGCCGATTGGTTAAACTTGCTGCGGCTAGTACAACGTTATTTGCTGAACTTGAAACCCGTGGTGCTTATACACCAGTTAGTGCAAGCACCGTTCAAGTACGTTTGAATTTACTTGAGGCCGGACTCTGATGCTTGGTTCTGCTGTTTTTCGCACCGGTGTTGCACCTGGTGGTGCATTAGCTGGACCATGGGTTAAGAATGAGTTATGGAATAAAGCACGTTCAGTGCCTTCCCTAGATCTGCGTTTTGCTGAGAACAAAAGCCTAGTTGACGCCACCACCGGCCAAAACCTTGTCACGTTCACCCGCGCCAGTAGCGGCACCTACGTCGATAGTCAGGGTGTGATCCAAAGGGCGACGACGAATCTGCTGCTGAGGAGTGAGGAGTTTGATAATGCGAGTTGGGCTACAGTAAATGCAACAGTTACAGCCAATCAAACAATTGCCCCAAACGGCACGCTAACAGCAGATCAGTTTGTTGAAAATAGCGCAGGCATAGCAAGACTGGGGCAGGTCGTTGCTGCCACGCCAGGAGTCTTTTACACAGCGTCTATTTACTTAAAAGCTGGGACGAACTCAATTATTAACTGGCGCGAAGATGCCGAAGATGTTCACGGCATTCAGATAAATTTGGCTACAGGTTCTATCACAAATGGAACCGGCACGATTGTGCCAGTTGGAAATGATTGGTACAGGGTGTCTTTTACGGGTTCTGTTAGCGGCACTACCTTTAAGCCTGAGATTAGAGCTGTTAATTCACCAGGAACCATCTTCCTCTGGGGAGCCCAACTAGAGCAATCGAGCACCGTCGGTGAATACATTCCCACCACCAGCACGATCAACAGCGCACCACGGTTTGATCACAACCCCACCACGGGCGAAAGCTTGGGGCTGCTGGTGGAGGAGCAGAGGACGAATAGTATCCGCAATAACACGATGGTGGGTGCTGTTGCTGGTACGCCGGGGACGCTGCCTACGAATTGGGGTGAATCATTAACTGGCTTATCAAGACAAGTTGTAGAGGTAGGAACTCAAAACGGCATTGATTATATTGATTTTAGATTTTTTGGTACAACTGCAGGCACGCAATTTATATCTAGGTGGGATGGTATTGCAGTACCAGTTGCTAATGGTCAAACTTGGACGCTTAGTGCTTGGATATCTCTGATTAGTGGAACATTGCCGTCTGGTAATGTAGTTCTATCTGCTAATCTTTATACCTCTGGCAGCTCTTACATTGGTGACACCACTCTGGGTCAGATCAAGCCTCTAATTGGTGCCACTTTATCTCGACTATCTGGAACAGCAACTATAAACGCAGCAACTGCCGCGCTTGCACGCCCATATATTTATTTCTTGGCAGCTAACGGTGAAGCTGTTGATTTTACCCTCCGCATTGGGATGCCCCAGTTTGAGCAAGGCGCCTTTGCCACTTCCGTCATCCCCACCACCACAAGCGCAGTCACCCGCAGTGCTGACGTGGCAAGTATTACGGGGAGTAACTTCGGTGTCTCGCGGACAAACTTGCTGCTGAGGAGTGAGGAGTTTGATAATGCGAGCTGGACAAAAGGGTCTTCAGTTTCTGTTTCTGCTAACACTGTTATTGCGCCAAACGGAACTTTAACTGCGGATACCGTTACTGCAGACAGTGGCTTTGGTGTTTTTCAAACGATTACTTCTGTTATTGGCGTAAACTACAGCAACTCTATTTATGTAAAGGCCGGAACAGCAGCATCAATGATGTTTCGGGATGACACAGGGGCAGGTCGTCATATTATATTTAATCCTTTGACGGGTGTAATTACTTCAACGGCTGGAACTCTTGTTTCCTCCGGGTCTCAAGCTGTTGGAGATGGGTGGTATAGGTATTGGATGGTGTATGCAGCAGATACCACTAGCGTTCGCGGTATTGTTCGGCCAAATAGCGCTGGATCAGCGCAAACCTTTGTTGTCTGGGGCGCCCAACTTGAAACCGGCTCCACCGCAACTGCTTACATCCCAACAACCACTGCAGCCGTAACGGTGGTTGAAAGCTCCTGGTATCGGCAGGATGAGGGGACATTTTATAGCGTTTCAGAAACATTAACTGGTGTAACCGCAACAAATAGATTTATTCTTGAAGTTAATACGGGCACTGGTAGCAGTAGTGATAAATGGGACATGCGACGCACGGGTTCAACAGCAGTTCGCACCACTGCTCGAATTGGTGGCGTAAGCACTGCAGATAGAACAGAATCCCTCGCTAGCTCTGTAGCTAGAGCTGCTGCTGGCGCAAACGGGGCAAGTGTCAGTCTTGCTGTTAATGGAGGCATTATTACTCCTGTTGCAAACACAGTAGGAGCAATGCCTGCTGTTGCTCAGATGCAAATCGGCAATGGTGGTGATGCAACTACGCTTCACTTAAACGGCACCATCCGCCGCCTCACCTACTGGCCTCGCCGCCTCCCCAACGAAACCCTCCAGGGGATAACGCAGTGATAACCCCTCTAAGGAATAACCAATGACACACTTCATACGCTTCCCCGATGTTGAAACCGGCATGAAAGCCTTAGATGATGCAGGGCTACTGGATGGTGACCTGCAGTTCATCACCGCCTCCCACAACCATGCCCTTGACGTGATCGGCGAGATTTCCCGTGGCGGTGGATGGGACGAGGAGGGCAATATCATCACGGCCCCCAGCGTTCTTGACGGCTGGCACGTCAACTACATCGGCGAGCTGCTGGATGGATGGGACAAGTATGTCGTATATCCCAAGAATCCAGTAAGAGTTTGGGCGTAGAATATGTAAATAATTTAATCAGTTATGGCTACACAAGTACAGTTTCGCCGTGGCACTACAGCTGATATCTCCACATTTATTGGTGCTGATGGAGAGGTTGTCGTTGATACTACAAAAAAGGTTTGCGTTATTCATGACGGTGTTCAAGTAGCTGGCTATCCGCTACTGCGTGAAGATGGTTCTAATAGTGCATTGAGTGTCGGTAGTCTATCTAACTGCGCGTTGAAATTTGTTAATGATCCTAATACAGGCATTATTAGTCCTGGAGCGGATCAGGTAGCGTTAGTTACAGGCGGATCTTCTAGGCTCAGTATCGATTCTGCGGGTTCTGTAACAATTCCTGGAAACTTATTAGTCTCTGGTTCCATCACAGGATCTATTACTTTTGATAATGGTAGTGCTGGGTTGCCTGCAGTCCGGTTTACTAATGATCCGGACACAGGTATATACTTGGCCGGCACAAATCAGTTAGCCATCAGCACTGGTGGGTCTGGCAGGTTGTTTGTTGATGCGAGTGGGAACGTAAGAATTACGTCAGGCAGCGCATGGGCGACAGCAGATGGAAACCTGCAACTTAGTTTCAGCACCAATGAGGCATATGCAACAACCTATTATGATAATCATTCTATAACCTTTGGCGCTGGTACTTCCTACAAGAATAAAATCCGGGTATCCGCCACCGGCGCTGATAACGCTATAACTTTTCATGTAGGCGCTACTAGCCCTAATGAGCGGATGCGCATTACCGGGGCAGGGCTCGTGGGCATAGGGACTGCTCAGTTGTACGGGATACTCACGGCGCGAGCTGGGACTAACTGCAACTTCCACATTCGCACTCCATCCGACGTTGGTAGTAGTGGAGAAGGTGTGGCTATTGACAGCCTTAGCGACAACGCTGGCGGTCTTCGTCCGCTTTTTATGCGAGCAACCGAGCATGTGTTTTTGGGATCGTCAAGCGAACGCCTGCGCATCACCTCGGCAGGGTTCGTGGGCGTGGGGACTTCTACCCCTGCTAGCACCCTAAACATTCGCAATGATTCTCTTGGGTCAGGAGGATTAGCGCAAAGCGCCATAGCTCTCACGTATTCCTCGACCAACTACGGTCAACACTTTATTGATGCGAATGGAACTTACAACATCTACGCAAACAATAACGGGGTAGCAGGAGGCAGTCTCCAGCTTAGAGCTGATACAGGTTTAATCTTTAATACTGCATCTAATGAACGCCTGCGCATCACATCGGCAGGGCTCGTGGGCATAGGGACCAATTCGCCTAGCTTTTTAATTCACGGATTAAAGTCCAGCGCTGGCACTGTTGCTAGGTTTGAAGCAAATGGAACCGACTCTAACATCAGCGTAAAAACATCTGGGAGAGAGGGAATTATTGGTGCTGATACAAGTCAATCGTATTTATTGAACACAGACGCATTTCCGTGGACATTCTGGACAAATAATATTCAACGGATGACCATCACATCGGCAGGGCTCGTGGGTATTGGGACTAGTTCGCCAAGCGGACGCTTAACAATCGCAAACGACTCTGCTCTAAATGAGATTGAATTTACTGGCAACGATTATACAAATGTCTATTCGAGTACAACCCAAGGCTTTGATATCGGCATTAGCAATGGTTCGAGCACTGGCCCGCTCAGGCTTTTAACTGCAAATACTGAGCGTCTGCGTATCACCTCGGCAGGCAACGTAGGGATTGGCACTACGAGCCCCTTAACAAAATTAGATGTAAGAAGTGGAGTTATTACGGCAGGCTCTAGTTCCTCTCCAGATGGCACTGAAATTCTTAGGGGATACTATTCAGCTACCGATGGCGCACTCGCTGTTATAGGAACCGAATACAGCAGCGGCGGCATAGTCAT